ACAAAAGCTCCCAACACGACCTTGGTTGGACTATCAGCTTTATACTTGTAGCTGCCCTTCACAGGCCCTGGGGCTTGGAGCTCACGCTGAATTTGCTTATGGCTAGCCGTAGCCACAAATTGTTCATTAAGAACACGCGGTTCTTCAACAAACTCGGTCAACTTCATCCCCTGCTTCATCAGGCTAGCAGCTCGCTCACGATAAACCTTAACCTCAGCAACGGACTCTTTCATCTGCTCTTCGTTCATCTTCTTGAAGCTAGTTCGACGCAACTTCGCAGAAGCGCGAGTACTCGCGGCTTTTGCCTGCTCAGCAATAAGCTTAGCCTTCGCAGCGCGACCCTCAAGTCGGCGCTGCTGAACTTGAAGCTTACGTAACTCCTTCTTCTCTCGTTCCTTCGCATCATCAATCTCAGCAACAACATTAAGATTGCACAAACGAAGGTCATCTGATGTAAAGACAACACCAGTATCTTCGTCACCGGGATACATGTCATCAACATCAGGTTCGGCACTACCATAGAGAAACTCATCATCTGTCTTAGGAACAAAACTAGTCCTAATATGGGGAGTATCCCAATAGGCTGAATGACTGCCATCACTATGGCTATCGGCCTCATTCCAAGCCGCCTCTTTGCCACCATCAGAGGAACCAGATTCAACACGTGAAGGGAACACGTGGGGAGAGTTGGTCAAACTCTTCCTCGTAATCTTGAATGAATTAAGATAAGAAATTCGCGCTGGATGTCCAGGCGTACGCCAGTAAATATCATTAACTGCATACGATTGGATCTTAACAAAAGCTTTAAGGCCAGGATCGGTTGGAAAAGGATTGAGATATAAAAACATCTCACCGATCGTGCTGGAAAAATCAATGTTAAGCCCAGCCCAAAACTCATCTGGGTAAGAATAACGCATAACCCAGTGCTCAAGATTGGCCACGAGCATACCCGGGCGAGGGATTTGCAAAACGGGGGTCAACACATGAACGTGGGGTTCTGGGTAATTGGGCCGATAGTTCATCACGTTAATAGACTCAAGAACTTCAAACAATCCCTCAGGAAGAGGGAGTTGATAAGCAAGAGTGCACCATTTAAAAACATATTGCACATGGCCATCGGGGGTGAACAAACACATAGCGGAATCCGCCATGATGACACGCACGTCACCAGCAGGAATCTC